GTTGCTGAGCGGGAACGTGACGTTCGCCGCCTGGGTTTGGAAGCTGCTGTTTGTTGCCAGTGCTGCCTGGGCGCGTTGCTGCAGCGTCTGCTGGTTGGCGATCATCGCGGGCGGGTTCGCGGTGTCGTAGGTGGCGCAGCCCGGGCAGATCATCCCCGCGACCTGCCGGTCTGCGGTACCGAGAACGCCGTCGTTCCAACCCGGCTGGTCGGAGTGCTGCGCGTGTGTCGGGTAGGTGCAGCGCAAGTCGACGGTCATGCGGTCGCCCAGTTCACGACGACGGCTGTGCCGTTCGTGCCGGCCGACCCGTTGGTTCCGGTGCCGCCGAGCGCGACCACGTTGCCCCCTGCGCCACCGTTGGCCTGTGGCTGATTACCGGTCAGCGCGAGGGTGTGCACGATCGCCAACCCCCCGCCGCCACCCCCACCACCGCCGGCCTTGTTGGCGCCGCCGCTGATATCGCTGCGGGTGCCTCCGGTGCCGCCGTTCGCGCTGATCCGGCCGTTGTTGACGATCGTGCGTGCGGCGAGAAACAGGATTCCGCCGCCAGCGCCTCCACCGGCTCCGTTCGCGGTCGAGTCGTTGGACGCACCGCCGCCACCGCCGCCCGACGCACCGGTGAGAGCGCCCGTGCTGGACAGGTAGATCCATTGCGAGTTCGGACTGAACGCGGTCGGAAGAGTCCGGAACCCGGCCGGGCCGAACTGCGCGTCGCTCAAGGCGTTCGGGGTGCCACCACCCGCGCCACCCGCACCGCCAGGGCCGCCACCAGCACCACCGGCACCGCCGGCACCGGCTCCGTACCGGAAACCGGAAGCGGCGCCGCCCGCGCTGCCCGCGCCGCTCGCGCCCGTTCCGCCGTTACCGCCAGGGCCACCGCGGCCGAGTGACGCGCCGCCGGTGCCTTGCGTTCCGGTACTGGCCGCGTCGCCGTCGGCGTCGATCGACCCGCCGGACTGGACGGTGCAGACCCCGGATACGAACACCCGGGAGCTGTTGGTCTTCAGCCGGCCGGTGCCGGTGATGGTGAGGTTCCGGTACACCATGTCCCGGGCGAGGGTGACGGTCGTGGAGACGGTCACGTCACCGTCGGAGCCGTCACCGAACAGCGCGGGCGGGGCCGAGCCGATGACCGGCCGCCGGTCCGTGATCAGCGACGTCGTGATCGAGGTGGCGTTCGCCGGGACATACACCTGGGCGAGCAGCACGTAAGTGGTGGTGTCGAGCGTCGCCTCTTTCGGCGCGGCCGCTGCGGTACCGGCGATAACCGAGAGGGTGCCGGAGCCGTTGGAGACGACCAGGTCGAGCCGCGGGTTGGTCGCGTCGGCCGCGCCGATCGTGACCGTCCCTGCGGTGACCGCGGCGGTGGCGCTCGCCAAGACGATGGTCCCGGCGGCGACGTCCACGCTCATGTTCGCGCCGCCCGCGCGCTGGCTGACCGCGCAGCCGCTCACCACACCGGTCTTGTTGAGCGCGCCGACCAGCCCGTCCAGGGAGGACTGGAACACCTCGGACTGAAGGTCGTTGCTGCCTTCGCCCTGGTCCGGGATCGTCCAGGCCATCAGTGGTTGATCGTCCAGGTCAGCGCGAGCGAATCGCCCGATGCTGAGAGGGTCGCAGTCGTCGTGAACAGCGTCTCGAAGATCATCGTCCCGGACGAGGAGGCGTTGAGCAGCCCGGCCTTCGCCAACGTCACCGGCAGCGAGTCATTGCCGTTCGCCGTGAACGTGTTCGACACGGTCGAGGAGGACGCTCCGGTGGTGTGCGCAACCGTCCCGCCCGCCCGGACCAGCCCGCCCGACGCCGTGGTGATCTCACCGGTCAGCGTCGTGTCGGTCGCGGCCGGAGCGGTCGAGTTCGCTGTCAGCGCGATGTACTTGCCCTGGTTCGTCGCCGCAGCAACGGCAGCGCCGAGCACCTGCTGCGACACCCAGTCCCGCCCGGCGTTCGTATAGAGCGCCCGCGGCCCCTTCGGCGGCTTGATCCCGAAATGCTTCTCGATCGCCCGCTGCAGATCGGCGTCCGCACAGACCACGAAGCCAGGGGCTTCGGTCGAGTGGTGCGGCCACAGGTGCGCCACGTCCGCCAGCGCCGCCTCGACGTCCTTGCCGTCCGGGACGTCGACGACGGTGGTGTGGGACAGCAGCGGATGCAGTTCCCGGACGGTGGTCAGGTCCGCCGCGTGCGCGAGGCGGCGGCCGGAGCCGGCTTCGTCGCCGTAGGAGTGGTAGTGCTCCTCGACCCCGCCGACCCGATGGGTGTGGTACAGGCCCTGCTCGGCCTGGTGCGGCGCGATGTTACCGAGTTCGATCAGCACAAGGCCGCTCCTACAACGAGGTTGGAAGGTTGCACAGAGGCGCCACTAGTTGCCGGGGCGACACCCAACACCCGCAGCTCGCCGCTCACGACTGCGGCACCTTCGACACCGAATACTTCGGTGTCCCCGCCGAGATCAACTCCACCTTCACATTGCCGTCCCCGGCGGCGTCATGGACACGCGAAGACACCGCCGCTGGCAGCACCCACGTGTTGTCCGCGCCCACCGCCGGGGTCGAACCATCGATCGTGTAGTAGATCTCGGCCGCACCGTCACGGTTCGTGACCTCAACCGCGTCGAACCGCTTCTCGGTGATCGTCACCGAATCAACCGTCGTCGCGATCAGAGTCGCGTGCTTGGACAAGGTGACGGTGTAGTCGGCCATGACCCCTACGCCTTACCTTGCCCAGCCGACGCGGCGTCGGCGTCGCTCGACTCCGACGAATCGGACGGCTTCACGTCACGGCTACCGGACTTCGCGGCCTGCTCACGCTGCTTCGCGTGTTCCTCCGCCGCGTCCGCGACCGCCTTCAACCGTTCCGCCTCGGCCCGGTGCCGCGCCGCCTCACGACGCGCCGCCTCACCCGGCTTACCGATGATGTCCTTGATCCGCTCGGCCTCATCCGCCGTCAACTCGACGACGTCACCCGTGCGGTACTCGGTCCACTCATGCGGCTGCCCCGGCTTCGACGTCGTCTGCCGATACCGGGTGTTCGGCGTGACGATCTCGTACCTGCCGGCTTTCATCTGCTCGGACTTCTCGACCATGATCGGGTTAGCTCCTTCGGGTCAGACGCCGGTGATGTAGCAGCCGGCCTTCGGGTTGTCCAAGCCGATCGCGGAGCGACGCTTCGTGTCCGACCGCCACGTCTCCGTCGGCCGGTGCTCGTACAGCGGCGAGGACTGCAACGGGTCACGGTCACCGATGAACCCGAGCGTCTGCCGCTCACACACGAACGCCTTCCCGGACAGCTTCGACGACCGGGTGACGTACACGTCGAGACCGAAGAAGTTCGGTCCGAGCTTGCCGAGGTACTGCGGGTTCTCGTTCGCGATGTTGCCGCCGACGAACACCTTCGCGATGTCGTCGGAAGACAGGAAGTTCGTCTGCGACGTCGTGTTGATCACTAGCGTGTCCGGCATGTAACCGAGGTTGTCGCCGGACGTGTCGGTCGCGTCGGTGACGGTCTGCATCGCCGTCGCCAGGTCGAACCGGATCTTCGACGTGCCGGACGACCAGGCAGCGGTCGCCGCGATCGTGCCGACACTCGTGTTGGCGGAGACCGCGTCCCACAGGGCGTTGTCGATCGCCTTCACCATCGTGTTCGACACCTGCTGGATCTGCGTGTTGACAGCGTCGACGTCGTTGTCGTCGATCATCTCCTGGCTGATCTTCACCGCCAGGGCACGCTTGACCGCGCGGACGAACAGCGGGTTACCGAGCGAGGTACGCGCACCCGGGATTTCCGCGAACTCCTCCACGATCGACACGTCGTCGTCGGCGAACAGCGGCGTCGTCTCGAAGAACTTCGCGACCGGGCCGGTCAACGGACGTGGCCGCAGCAACTGGTCGGCGACGAACCGCATGTTCGTCAGCGACAGGATCCGGCGCGGGATCAGCGTCGGTTGCTTGATGAAGTCGTTGACGGTGATCCTGGGACCGTCGTCCACGCTCAGGAAGCGAGTAGTCATGCCCTCTCCTTGGGCTCAGTGCCGATGGACGGCGGTTATCGGATGAACGTCAGGCCGGTGTTGCCGGACGTGACGCCAGCAAGCTCACGGCAGTAGCCGACGATCAGGTCCGCCGCGTCGGTGCCGGACACCCACGGGGTGACCTGACCGGCCGCGGCGGCCTTCACGGCCTTGCCGAACGCGCAGTTCGCGGCGTAGGTGACACGCACCTCGCAGCCACGCGCGACCGGGCAGGTCGACGGCAGCGGGTAGCCGTCGGTGGCGCTGGGGGTGGCGTTCGTCGCGTCTTTCAACGCGACACCGAGGACAGTGGTCGACCCTGCCGCGGCGACGCCGACAGCAGAGGAGACACGGCCCTCGACGAGCTGGCCGCCTGTCACCGGCTCGGACACCGTGTAGGTCCGCGGCCCGTGCTCGTAGACCTGGATGATTCCGCTCATTCCTGCTCCTTCAGATGTGGTGTGGGGATCTCGCGGATCACCGCTTGGCCGGGTACTGCTTCTCCCAGGCTTCGAGCGTCGCCTGGATCTTCTTGTCGTCGTCGCTTTCCTGGTCGTTGCCCTCGTAGCCGCGAGGGTTCGACAGGTCGACGGTGCGCACCGACGGGTGCTCCAGCACGGACCGCAGGATCGCGGTCACGTCCACCTTTTCCCCGCCGTCGTTGGACAGGTCGATGACGGTCGTGCCCGGCAGTGACAGCACCGGCGCGGCCAGGTCGACCAGCACCGGCGGCACACCCTTGCCGACCAGTTCCGTCTTGTACGACGCGAACGACTGCTGCGCGAGCTGGGTCGCGAGCGTCCGGGCGGTGGCCTGCGCCTCCTCGGCCCGGCTGTTCGCCAGGTCGATCGCGGCCTGCTGCTCCGCGGACAAGGCCGCACCAGCGGATTCCTTGTCGTCGAGCAATTCACGCAACGCCGCTTCCAGCTTCGCGTCGTCGTCGGTGTTGCTGTCGTCGTTGCTGCTGGGAGCCGGCTTCGGGGTGAACCCGGCTTCGGCGAGCTTTGCCGTCACGTCCTCGTCGGACGCGTCAGCGGCGAGACCGAGCGCCTCGCGGATCTTGGCCGGGTCCATTCCCGACTCCTTTCGGTTGTTGTCGCTGCCCGTCTCGGTTAGGTCGATGACGGGAACGTCTGTGAGGTCCGCGGACAGGCTGACCTCGGCGGTTTCCCAGCCCTTCAGGCCGGTGACGACCGGGTCCAACGTGGCGAGCACATGCCGGATCGCGCGGGGGAACGCCCGGCCGTCGGACTTCGCGAGGTCTTCGACGATCCGGGCGGACACCCCGAGCCGCGGGTTGTCCCGGACCAGCCGCGCACCGTCGTCGGTCAACTCGATCAGCCCGTACAGGCCGTCGTCGGCCAGCTCGAGGCCTTTCACTTCGCCAGCGAAGTTCTTCGGGTCTTCGTTGTGCTGGTTCGCGTCGTTCGCGAGTTGCAGCGGCACCTGGTCGTAGGCGCCCTGGTTGAACGCGTCGACGAGCGACGACAGGTAGGTGTGGTCGAAGTTGAGCCGGCGACCCTTGTAGTCGATCTTCTCGGGTTTGAGGATCTGCTTGCGGAACAGGCGCGGTCCGCGTGTTTCGACGTCGCTGGTGTTGACCGGCATCTGCAAAGCGGTGGTGGTCATGCGCTGGCTCCGCTCGTCGTCCAGTTGTCCGGGATCAGGTGGGAGGCGCCGAGGGCCTTCGCGCGGCGGCGGATGAACCTGCGGACCGCGGCATGGTCGCCTTTGGCGCGGCCGACGGCCCGGACGGCTTTGCGGACGTCGTCGTGGTTACGGATCGGGAACCGTGGCCCGGCCGGCCCTGGCATCGCTTTGCCTTGCTTGACGAGCGTCCGCATCTGTCCAGCGGTCGGGGCAGCCAGGTCGACGGGGCCGGTGGCGAGGTCGATGATCTGCTGCGCGCGGATCTGCATAGTTGCTCCGTCGAGGTCGTTGGACAGGCTCATCGCGCGCTTGCGGTCCATGTTTGCGACGGCTTTAGCCGCCCTGGCTCGCGTCTCGGCAGTGACGCCGCCCTTGCCTTGAGCCCAGTTACGGGCAATGCCCCAGGCGCGCTGGATGGCTTCGGATTCTGAGAGCTCCGGGTCTTTGCGCCGCAACGCGTGCACGATCGCGCGGATATACGGGTCGAGGCCACCTGCCTTATCGACCCAGTTCTGTCGGCCGCCCGGAGTGCCGACCGGTGAGGTATCGCATGGCCCTGGTCCTGTGCAGACACCGGCCATGCGTGCCTCCTACGTGTGTTGTTTCAGGTAGTCGATGAGCGCAAGGAGGCGCGCCGGGTCGCGCAGATGCTTCCCGGCGTGTCTGCGTCCGTTCGTCGTGACCGTCGTGCCGCCGACCATCAGCCGACCGCGACCTGACGGGCCACGTGCACCGGCGCAGCTGACGGCAACATCGGCGCGCCTGCGAACGGCGCGACCGGACGGCATCGGCAATGCGGGTGCACCGCACCAGGCCAGCCGATCAACGGCACCGCGAACACCTCGAAGTTGTGACCGTTCGCAGCGCGGCACTCCGCTGACGTGCGCGAGTCCATCCGTGCGCGCCACCCGAGCACCGACGACCCGACCCGGTTCATCGTCTTGTCCACTTCAGCCGCGGACCGAGCCCGATTCGCTGCCGCACGCTCATGCGCGAGCGTGTAGGACTGTTCGGCCGCAAGCGCCTCTTCCGCCGTCTTGCCGGCCGCGATCGACGCCTTGACCCGAGCGGCCGCGTTCAGCAGATACGCCGCGCGGTAGGTCGATTCGGCCACGGCGACCTGCCTGGCCGCTGGCCCGGCTCCGGGGAAGATGAGTCGGGACGACGGTGCCTGTTCGATCAGCCGGCCCGCGATCGCGTTGCCCAGCCCCGTGACCGACGCGAGGCCGGTGACGATGGTGGCGAGCGGCAGGGTGGAGGCGAGCAGTGCTGCGAGCGCCGCGATCTGGCCGTTAGACGGCTGACGAGGTTGGGTCGGCTGCGTCACTGCTACGCCAGTCCAGGAAGCGACAACTGCTGCGCCGTCGAAGCGTTGCCGCCGTTCATCGCCTGGCGCACCAGATCGGCTGACACCCCGACCGCCGCATGCAACGGTGCCGACGGCGGGTTCGGGAACGCGTCCTTCTCCACCCGCTGCGCGATCGCCGCCCGGATCCTGTCCGCGTCCAAATCCAGGTACGACGCCACCGACAGGATCAGCTGGTCGATGAACTCCCACGGCAGCACCGTCATCGACGGCGCGACCGCGATCGCCTGCAACAACGTGACCGCCTGCGTCGCGTCGCCTTCGGTGATCGGCCCCAACTTCAGTTTCGGCATCACCGGGTTCACGAAGTTGTACGTGACCAGCTGCGGGATCACCTGGGCGTTGACCGCTGCCGCCATCTCATCCAGCACCGCCGTGCGGGTCATGATGAAGAAATCCGACTGGTCCTTGCTCAACGCGAGCGACCCGCGGCCGTTCGCCGCCGCGTCCGCCAGGTCCACGAACCCGGCGAGCACCGACCCGGAGATCTCCCCGTCCA